GGGCGTAGTCGATGGCTCTGCGCTCCAGTTCGTACTCATCGGCGTCGATGTCCCCCTGGGCCCATTGATCATTCAGCGCGGCTATCGCCTCTTGCTTGCTCATGGTGTTATCCTCATCTCGATTCGTGTCTCGGATCATCTCGGCCCGCCCTCGCCCCAAACGAGAGCGGGCTTTTTATTTCTGCAGCGCCAGAAGGAGAGCGTCAGCCCAAGCGACGGCGGAATCACCCAACCACCCAATATTAACGTCATCCATCGCGGGGTCAGCAGCGAAGCCAGCCATGATCTGAGTAGCCATGAACTCGCGCTTAGTGATGCCTTGAGAGTACGAACCACCACCCGCTGCTGGTATGTATAGCGGGTTCATCGGAGTGTCTCCGTTCTTCATAACGCCTCCTAAGTATAATTCTCACTTCTCATAACCAGACGGCATCATTTCAATGCACCGAAGCTAGTGATAAATTCTTTCTTAGTCATGATGATTTCCTCGGTGGATTATTTTATGCCTGGGCCTTGATATGCCCGATCAACGCTCGCGCCAAAGCCCCTGCGGTGCTCTCCAACTCGGCCGCATCGCCCTTGCAAAAGTCTGCGACTAGTCGCTGTAGTAGCCCGCTGTCGTGCTCGATGAGCGCCTGAATCGGCGAGTCGATGGCGTCGGGAATCAGCATGTCGTCGGCCCAGCTTTCGACGTAATCCTCGAGCGCCTGGGCTTTTGCGGCCCGATCGTTGTCGCGCTCTTCCAGCGCATCCGGGTGCATCCAGGGGAGGCGCGGGGCGATGGTGTCTGTGCCGATTTTCATGTTCATGCTGTTGCCCTCTTCTCATAAGCATGCCGCTTCATCGCCTGATCAAGCTGCTCAACCGTCCACTTAGCCGGCCGACGGTCGTCATCACTGCCGATTGTTGCGCCCGGCGATGTGGTGATCGGTGGGCGATGCTCGACGATGTAATCCGCCATCGCATCGCGCAGCTCGGCAAGCGTCATCTGGTCCCTTTCGCCAGATCGGAACCAGTCAAAGGCAATCTTGTCGCCGGAATATCCCGTCGCGACGGATAGCACGACGCTGACTTGCCCATCGCCATGCATGTTGAAATCGATGTGCGTATAGCGACCGCATTGGCGCTGGATCGCCGCGGCGAGGCTCAGTAATTCATTCATGATTGTCATCGTTGTGACCCTCATTTAATCGTGTTGGTCATATGGTTTTGGATGGCGTCGTCAGCGATGGATTGAGCTGACTCAGAAAACTCAATAGCCCGTGCGGTCGCTGTATCACCTCGTGACATCGCCACGCTCAGCTCATCCTTTAGGCGTGAGTGATGCACCGGCACCGATACCGAACCCACGGCCCCAGTCGCTAACCATCCCGGGCGCCACGGCGTCAAATCTGACGGCTGATGTCTCATATCAGACTCCCCGTGTTACAGGCCAGTTGGTATGACGCTCTTTTCCGCTGAAGAGCGTCACGCTTCCGCCCCTTTGCGCGATCTCCACACATCGCACGCCAGGCGTTGATGTTGTATTTTTCGGGTTTCATTTCTCATCCCTCCGGTTTCTGCGGTCGAGGAAAAAGCTCGAGACGGCGAATCCGCCGATGACGATGGAGATCCAGGCGATCAGGATCATCTGAATATCGTTCATGACGCCCTCCTTACTGCGTGTATCAGATCGCACGGCAATGCGTGGCGACTGGCGCCGGCCTTGGCCGAGCGTCGGCTTGTGTAAAGCCCCAGATCGGGGCGGGGAATAACGCGGCCCTGCCAGGGCTCTCGCAGGATGAATCGAGCGCTCATTGCCACACCTCATTCAATTGACGTTCCATCCGCAGATCCTCGAGGCGGTGGTCGATATCCGTGCGGCGCTTGTAGCGGATCGTCGCGCGCAGATCATTTCGAATTCGCTGTTCATGTTTCGTGATTGGAACGATGGCGGATTGTTGCTCTTCGCTCATACTGACCTCCAAGAAAAAGCCGCACGTCGGCGGCGAAGGGCTTGCTTGCATCGAGGTGACGGCTGCCAGATCTTGCTGGGACGGCTGGGATCCCCCGGCCTTCTCAACCGTCACTTCGATGTCCCCTGATGCGCTCAAGGGATGGCGTGTTGCTGCCACGACGCAGCATCGCTTGCTGCCAGCGCTCAGCGGGGCCTACCCGCCTATTGCGCTACGCCAGGGGCCAGCCTCTCGGCATGTCCTGACGCCCCGCTAGGGTGCGTCGTGATCGCCTGCTCGGCACTTGCCGGCAGTCGCCCCTGTATAGCCGGGGAGGCATCGCGAATTGTTAAAGAGCGTCGGGCTATGCCCGTTGGCGCTTACCTCTCTGCGCCCTTCCATGACCACAAGGTAAGCAATTCTTACTTGTCCGTCAAGGCCGGATGTAAGAGAAACTGACATTTCTTTTCTCAGGGCACAAAAAACCGCCTCGTGGGCGGCTTCTTGGTAAGCGATAAGAGCGTCGGCTTGCTACACCTCGCTACCGGCAAAAACCACAGTGCCAATGACGCGGCAGCTTGAAGTGACCGGCGTATACGGTTCTGGCCAGCTAGGGTTCATCAATGTAAGAAATCATGACGCCTCCTTGCTGTTATTGTAAGAATGTCTTACCCTATGAGCATCAGGCTAGGAGGGTTCGCGATGGACAGCAATGCATTTCAGAAAATTAAGATGACCGTGCTGCGAGCCTCAGGCGGAACGGGAGCGCTGGCTGAGGCGCTGGGCATCTCGTCGCAGGCCATTTCTCAGTGGTCGCGCGTTCCCGCTGAGCGGGTAGGCCAGGTGGCCAGGATTACCGGCCTGTCGCCGGACCAGATCCGCCCTGACATCTTTGTTGAGATACCGGATACGTCCTCGGCATAACGAGGAAGCCCGGCGCTGCTGGGGAGCATGCCGGGCTTCATATCAGCATCACTGATAGGAGAAATCCTAATGCACCTTGAAGAATACCGCAAGAAGGGGCGCCAAGTATGAGCATATTGAACGTGCTGGATCGCCCTATTGCCTTCAACCGCGCCTTCGTTGACCTCGGCGTCGGCATCACTGGCGCCCTGATGCTATCGCAGTGCGTCTACTGGTCAACCAGGACCAAAAACCCCGACGGCTGGTTCTACAAGACTCAGAGCGAGTGGGCTGACGAAACTGGCCTGACCCGTCGTGAGCAAGAGACAGCCCGCAAAAGGCTGATCGCCAAAGGCTACGTTGTCGAAGTTCGCCGAGGCGTACCCTGCAAGGTCTACTACAAGCTGAACCGCGAAGCGCTAGAAGCCGACCTTTGGCAGATTGCACAAACCCGCCAATCCAGTATGGCGGAAAGCGCCAAACTGGATTGCACGAAAGCGCCAAGCTGTGATGGCGGAAAGCGCCAAACTATTACAGAGATTACAGCAGAGACTACAACAGAGACTAGTGGCCCTAATCGGGCCAAACGCAAAACAGCTCTGCCTGACGGCTTCAAGCCCAACGAGACGTGCCGGTCAAAAGCCATCGACCTCGGCGTCAGCCTGGAGGTGGAGCTGGACAAGTTCACCAGCTTCCACCAGGCGAAGGGCAACAAGTACGTCGATTGGCAGGCCGCCTTCCGCAACTGGCTGACCAAGGCTGCCGAGTTCCGTGCCCAGCGTGGCGGCAACGTCTCGCAATTCCCCGCCCGTAACCACGACGACGACAGCGGCAGCAAGATTTATGTGCCGGCCCCGGCCAAAGGGGGCGCGAAATGACTCCCTCAGAACTAAGCCGGATGCTCGCCAACGATGCCGAGCGTGTCGCTCGCACCCTGCTGCCGAATGGAAAAAAAGCGTCGGGTGAGTGGAAGGCCGGCAACGTCGAGGGTGATGCCGGGCAGAGCCTGGGCGTCGTGCTGGCAGGCGCCAAGGCCGGCGTATGGAAGGACTTTTCAACCGGCGAGGGTGGCGACCTGATCGACCTGTTCATGGCGGTCAATCGCGTGTCGCTGCCGGAGGCTATCCAGCAGGCCAAGCAATACCTGGGCGTGAAAGACGACCGCGACCGCGTTCGTACTACCAAGCCCAAGCAGAGCTTTAAGCGGCCTGAGCGCCCTGCATCGGTTATCAAGCCCAAGCCAACTAGCCCTGTGCGTGAATACCTGCATGGGCGCGGCCTGACTGACGCCACGCTCGACACTTTCCGCGTTGCCGAGGATGGGCGCTTTATCGTTTTCCCCTTCCTGCGTGATAACGAGCTGGTATTTCTCAAGTGGCTGGGCCTGGATCGTGAAAACGGCAAGAAGAAAATCCGCGCATCCGCAGAATCTGAGCCTTGTCTTTTCGGCTGGCAGGCTATCCCAGCAAATGCTCGAACGGTAACGATTACCGAGGGCGAGATTGACGCTATGTCAGCCACCCAATCCGGCTATCCGGCGTTATCGGTGCCGTTTGGTGGCGGTGCTGGTGAGAAACAGCGCTGGATCGAATACGAATACGACCGGCTGCAACGATTCGATGTGATCTACCTCGCCATGGATAGCGACGAGGCGGGCAACGAGGGGACGCAAGAGATTATTAAGCGCCTTGGTCGTGAGCGCTGCATGATCGTTCGCCTTCCGTCCAAAGACTGGAACGAATGCCTACAGGCGTCGATTCCTGATGACGTTCTAGCCGACTGCTACGCCAATGCCGAATCACTCGACCCTGACAAACTGGTAGGCATTGATGCGTTTGCCGAAGGGCTTCACCACCTGCTGGACAACCCAATGGAAACCGGAGGCTTGGGGCTGCCTTGGGACAAAGCAGAGCATTTAATCCGCCTGCGTGGTTCTGAAACCACGATATGGACTGGCTGGAACGGTCACGGCAAGTCTCAACTACTGGGCTTCATTGCTGTGTCGTCTCTGATCAAAGAGCGCGTGCCGTTCTGCATCGCTTCCATGGAAATGAAGCCCACTATCAGCCTGCTGCGCATGGTGCGCCAAGCCGCTGGCATTGGCACCCCTTCCCACGCTTTCGCCGACGCCATTCTCGACGCAATGCGCGGCAACCTTTGGATCTACGACCAGCTTGATAGCGCTGACATTATCGAAATGCTCTCCGCGTTCAAGTATGCGGCCAAGCGCTACGGCGTTAAGCATTTCATCGTCGATTCGCTCGCCAAGCTCGGTATCGGTGAAGAGGACTACGACGGCCAGAAAAAGGCCATCAACGCCCTTACCAACTTCGCCCACGAAATGGACGTTCACGTTCACCTTGTCGCCCACCCCCGCAAAGGCATGGATGAAGACCGCCCGCCCAACAAGATGGACGTTCGAGGCGGCGCTTCGCTTACCGATATGGCCGACAACGTGATCACCGTATGGAGGAACAAGCCGAAGGAGCGGGAGAACGAGCGGCTTGAAAAGGATCCCGCCACGGAGACGAAGCATCAGGACGAGGGGGACGTTCGCATGATCGTGAGCAAGCAGCGCGGCGGGACTGCGTGGGAAGGAACGATAGCGCTGTGGTTCGACCGCGCCGCGTTCCAGTACATGGGCCGCGAATCGCACCGCCCGCGCCCCATGGTGGGCTACAGCAGCCAGGAGGGAGCCGCATGAGCCAGTACATCTATCGCATCCAGACGCGCCAGGGCCAGCACCTCGTTGCCGTGGCTGGCGACTACATGATGACCGTCATCCGCCAGGCGATGGCCGATGACGGGGTGGTGGCCGAGGACCATTGGGTAGTGCGTGGCAACGAGATCGCCACCGTGACCCGAGAGGAGGTGCCGGCATGAGGCTCACTATCACCGAACGCGCCCGCCTGGCCCGCCAAGACATTCTGGTCTGCGCCGAATACGGAGACGGGTTGTGCAAGTGCCGCCGTCGAAACGGGCACGACTACTGGTATCTCGCCGAGGATCTTCGGCAGCTCGCCAAGCCTGGCTGGGTGGAGAGCATGCGGCATTGGCTGATGGAGGTGGCGGCGTGAAGATGATTAGTCTTTTCGACAAGACCGGACACATGTCGCTCCCGTGGGCTGAGGCCGGCTACCAGTGTCTCATAGTGGACATCCAGCACCCCGAGGGCATCCACCCACACCCGGAGTTCCGCAACGTCTGGACGCAGGGCGCCGACCTCACCGATTGGAAGCCAAGCCGCGAGTGGGCGACCGACGTCGAGTTCGTCGCCGCTTTCCCGCCGTGCGACCACCTATCGGTGAGCGGCGCTCGCTGGTTCAAGGGTAAGGGGCTTCGTAAGTTGTCGCAGGCCATCGAGCTGTTCGCCGTGGCGGCAGAGTGGTGCGAGTTCTTTGGCGCTGCGTACTGCATCGAGAACCCGGTGTCGACGATCAGCAGTTACTGGCGCAAGCCCGACCACATCTTCCAGCCGTGGCAATACTGCGGTCTCTGCCCTGTCGACGCCTACAACAAGAAAACCTGCCTCTGGACGGGTAGCGGTTTCGTCATGCCGGCACCGCTGCACCCCGATGACGTGACGCCCGACGACCGCATCCATAGAGCCCCCCCCCGGACCGCAGCGCGCCAATTTTCGCAGTGCCACGCCGATGGGATTCGCCATGGCCGTCTTTGCTGCCAACAAGCGCCAGGAGGTGGAGGCATGAGCATTCCCGTCGGCATGAGTACGTATTACAAGCGAATCGCCCTATGGGGATACACCCAGGATGAGGCCGGCACCTGCCCGCGAGGCATGCCGGTCTGGATGTACCGCATCGAGCAGAGCGAGGCCCGCTCCGTGCGCGACATGCTCGCGGAGGGCGCTGCGACGGCAAGAGATACCGGCTACAGCCTCGCCGATCACGCGCGCGAATGGGGCGTCAATCCTTCGACGCTACAGCACTGGTCAGATAAATGGGGCATACGCTGGCCGCTCGGCGCAAGCGCATTACAGCGTGAGGCGGCCCGGCAGAACGCGATGCACATCAACCAGCGGAGGGCATCGGCATGAAGATAACCGCGTACGAGCGGGGCATCAAAAGCCCTAACGGACACTTCGCCACGCTCGATGAGATCGATGAAGACGAGCGGGCCCGGCGCCGTGAGCTAGTGAGAGCGGCAGTAAAGCGGATGGGAAGTCCGACGGCGCTAGGCAATGCGATCGGCGTGGGGTGCAGCCAGGTCAGCGCTTGGCGGAATGGTCTAAAGCCAGTCCCGACGCGTCTCGTGAAATCGGTGAATTCCGTGCTCGAGTGGAGCGATGACCAGGTTGCCGAGATGCGCGAATCGGGGTCGATCATCCCCCGTTGGACAGACGACCAGGCCCAGTTCCTGGCCGAGCGCTACCACCTGCCCCGCTGGCCGGCAAAATGCATTGCTGCCGAGCTAGGACGCAGCGAGAAAGCTGTTCATGACAAGGCCCGAGCGATGGGTCTCACCCGCCCCGCCGGGCCAGGAAGTAACTCTATCCGGCAACAGCTCATCCGCCTCGGCATCCCCCAGCGCACGTTTTACAACGTGCGCGAAGAGCTGTTCGAGCTGGGCGCCGAGCATACGACCGAAGACATCATCGAGATATGCCAGGCCAGGAGGATCGGATGAGCAAGGA